GTGTAGATAGCTCGTAAGTCACGGTCGGCAAACACTTCAAGGAACTTGTCGATAGCGAAGCTTACTTCTTTGTACCGATTAACCGTCATAGTCCAACGGTTGTCAGTAAACGCTTGGTACGTAACAGGAGCACCTTGAGCTTTGTTGTTAACACCCAAGTTGCTTACGTACGGGATGTAGATGGTGTCACCTTTACCACCACTGAAGTTCACCGGAGAGACTGCGTCTTTTAAGACCAAGCTAATATCACGGTGACGAATTAAATCTTTCATCCAGATTTCAGGGATGAACACACTACTGGTGTTAGAAGTGAACTGTGTACCGAGCGGAGCCGGACTAGAGTAACCCATTTTGTTTTCTCCTTAAATAAATATTAGAAATCTCGGATAACGCGACCTGCCCTTACTGCTGCCAAGTAGTCAGCTTCAGATACATGGTCATTCAGATAGTCACTCGTTCTTACGAATCCACTTGGCGCACCAGTGGTTCTAATACTTTGAGTTCTACTCACGCCAGAACTCCGAGGTAATGACGTACCGGATTGTACACCATTAATTCGTTCTGAACGGATTTGTGCTGCCAATAGACGAGCACCGTCAAGGTTGTCTAAGGCGGACTTCATGTGGTCAGGAAGTTGTTCATAACGAGAACGCACTTCACTAAAAGTTGCGTCAAACTCATTTCCCCATTCTTGACGTAACGTGTCCATTTCACGTTCAACGACGACTTGTTTCCGCCACTGGTCAATTTGTTGGAGCTGAGCTTGTGTGTTTTGGACAGCCTGGAAAGCTTCCATTGGGTCGATGCCCATAATCTTCTTAAACTCGTCCCGCATCCGTTTCCCCTCCGCCGAGTTAAAGCGGTTGAAGATATCATCCTGGGGTTGTTGGGGCGGCTGTACTTCCGGCTGTTGTTGTTGTTGAGGTTGCAGGTCATTAAGGTTTACTCCTAATTTCTGTTGTAATTCCTCGACTTGTTGAAAGGAGTCGAAACCTCGTTCCTGTTCTTCAGCTTGGAAGTTTGTCTGCATCGGAGAAGACGTATTAATATAACCACCAGTATCATTGACTGGTTGTGTGTTCCCTTGCGGGTCAACTGTAAATTCTTGTGGCATGGTTTTCTCCTACATTAATTGGGCTAAAGCTTGTGGATTACTTGCCAAGTCCATAATGGCTTCTTTACCCTCTAATGGTGCTTGTGCAGCAAGTCGTTGTTCTAGAGGTACAGACATTACGGGCGGGGCTTCTGCTACCGGAGGCATAGCACTATCAGGTTCCCCCATGTCAGGAGGCATCTGGGGCATCTGTGGTGCTGGTGGTTTAAGGCTAATGAATTTATCCCAGTCCTGTTTGACCATGCGACGTGACAAATCTTTAACTACTTCCTCCCAGTTAATCATTTGTGACATAATAGGATGTTGGCTCGTTAAGGTGATAAAGTCAAGGCGTTCTGTAATTTCACGTTCCTTGTCAATTACCCAGTCACTACCCACGGGTATGATGTCTACGTCATGTTGTAGCTCATCTTGTCCTACTTTAATGAAGTCGAAACTACCACCTAATGCGCCCGGTACTGTCCCGGTAACTCGTACAACCTCATCTTCAACTACAAACTGTTGAATGAATGAGTAGGACTTCTCTAGTAATTCACGTAAAGCGGTCTCCTCCATGTGCTTATGGTAACGACCCAGACGGTTACCGCCGGCGTCACGCTTGGACTTGACTTCTTCTGCTGTTACACGTTCTGCATTACGTCCTTGACCCTGCCCGACGTAGGCGTTAATACCCGTTACTCGCTCGACACGCTGTTCTAGCATCTGCTCTTCTTGTACATTAATGCCCAGATTACGTACATCAAATTGTACAGGAACTAAGTTGTTCGGGTCGGACACAGGAATGATTTTACCTGGGGCGGAGAATAGACTGTCTAAGTCCAGTGTACCGTCTTGAAGGACTTTCCACATAGGGTTGATAACCAATTCACTGATATCTAAGCGGTGGTTTAGTGTGACGAATAGCTGGTGTAAGTGACCGAGTACAGGAGATAACAAGCCGATACCGTAAGGGCTGTCATGCGTACGCACAAAGGTAGTGATAACGTAGGGCTTACCTCCCCAGAACGGATTAGTCTTAAAGTCAATTAAGGTGTCGTCAACGATAGTGGCGCACACGTCGGTATACTCAAGACCGTTTACGCAAATGTCTCCCCAGAATTCTAGTACCTCAATCATGTCATCTGGCTCAAACCCATCTGATGTACCTGTGAAGGCTACCACTTCAGCCTTGTTAGAAGATGACTGAGTAGGGGACTTCTTAGCATTCTGAATACTCTGGATAGTCCGGGCATCTGTCTGGTTGTACACTCCTTCCTCGACTAGACGAATGAGTTCACCTTTCGTTTTTGTGAAGCGTCGAATACAGGTAGCGTCACGTGTGTCCGGTGCGAACGGGTCAATAAAGAAGTCGAACATGTCAATGACACTGATGTCTAGACCATTCTTAACAACCTTCTGTACTTTCTTGGGTACAACTTTCTTCTTACCTTTGATGGTTGTAATCTGTACATTCTTAGTAGTTTGAGTCGCTTCATAACGCCAAGGCATAGACACAACGCTAGTTCCAGTAACAAGACACTGACGGATGTTCATGTCCCACCATTCTTGAAAGTATGCGTCGTCAAGTTTAATTTGAATAAATTTTTGAATGACTTTAAGTAACTCTTGCCAATCAGGGTCTTGAATCATTTTCTGAGGGTACACGTCAAACCACTGCTTGTTAGGAAAGAACGCACCCTGTAGGTACGAGTTAGCATCTTCCACAAGCTCAAACGCTTTACCAGTAGGGATTTTACTGCGCCAATCAGTTTGTACATCTCCAAGTTGTTTGAATGCTTCTGCACGAATTGTGTCAGCACTTCTGGTGTTACTAAAGTATTCCGCCCAAGAAGCTTTCCAGTCTTCCTCAAGTGGCTGTCGCTTCTCTGACCAGTCAATATACTTACTCGTAATAAACTCAGTGATACACTTAGAGTCTACTGGATGTACAATAGGCTCTGTCTGTGTCGTTGCAAATTCTTTATTGTCAAACATTAGCGGATGCCTCCAAAGCGTTTGTTCACATTAAGGTGTGCGTTGTCATTGGTAAGTTGTAGTCGCATGGTTTTAGCAACCTCATTCAACATTTGTAAAGCGTCAGGAGCATCATCCTTTACAGTCTCCTGTGGAAAGAAGTCAAACTGGTCTGTAACGTAGTCCAGTTTAGACATCCAAGGCATTACATAGATTTTACCGTTGTCTAACATAGGTTGTAGCCCGTTCTCAATGCGTTCCTTTTTGCCTGTCCTACCAGTCGGATTATGGTCTATAACAGATATTGGGTAGTCATTAGGCATAACCAGTCGGAACGTTGTCTTTAACTCTTTAGCGAAGCCTACAGTCTCAAGGTGTACACGTTTAATGTTCCACTTGCGGCACATGTCAATTACTCGCTTAATCCATTTGACACTGGACTCTTTACCACACCACAGGTCTAGTAGATACAAGTCTCCGTTACGGTCTTTACCTCCGCACCACACTGCTGTGTAGTCAGACTTCTCAGAAGATGTTGCAGCCGGGTCAATTACAATGTGGGGTACAATATCAAGACGTTCTTTGTCTGTCTCATACTGTACTCGTAGTTGCCCATCTCTACGGATAATAGCTGCCGGGTTCATTGTCAACATCTTACACCAAGGTATGACTTGTTCCTCGTCAACAACAATTTTGTTTAGGTACTGAGCATTAAAGTTTTTGGTACTTGTCGAGCTACGTCGTTGCTTTTCTGTACGTTCACTCCAACGTTCGTGCCACAAGTAACCACTTGAATTATCATCACCATTCTTGTAAATGTTCTTGACGTAACACGAGAATTCGTCAGCATCTTCTGACTCTTTATCAATTAATTTTTTGTACCAGTCATGTTTAAAATATCTTGTACCGACAACAATAATGTCACCACCAACACTACAGTGACGCTTGAATACAGAACGATATGTTTCTGACCTGGAAGTCTTACACAGTGAGTCATACAGGTCTTCATCAAACCAGGCATCATCTAGTACGTTGAACATGTCATCACGCCAGATGTCGAGTCTTTCTACTTTATCCGGTTTGTCATAATTGTCGAAGTTAATGATGTCATCAAAGTACAGACGGTCATAGTGGAAACCAGTAGCAGGAGATTGTACACTACCAATAACCACAGTCGGTTCTTTAAGTTTGTCAGGTCGAATTAATTGAATACCAAGGTCTTGTCTCCAGATAACTTTTTTATCATCTTCCGTTTCTAAATCCATCTCATCAACGTCACCACCTTCAGCAGTTTTCCGTTTACGTCTTTCTATACGCCCATAACTATCAAGGACTGGTACTAGCCGTCCTTCAATGTGAGGTCTATTATTCCACACATTCTCTTGTAACCAGTTATCTGTGAAGTTAGCCATTACCTCCCTCAAGATAGCTTTTGACAAACTCTGGTTAGCTGACCCGATAAAGATACGTAAGTTCGGGTTGATGTACAGACTCCACAGTATGTCGAGTACCGTGGAGATTGTCGTCTTCAAATGTCCACGTGGCATAAGAATAAGTTGTCTTCGGTGTTCACGCGCGTCTGTGTCCTGCCAATTAGACAGTTCACGGTGGCACTCCCCAAAAGCTTTGGAGCCACCATGGAAACTGATTAAGTCAGCAAACGCCCACTTATCAGCAAGAGCTTTTACGAGTTGTGCTCTTGTCGGTGGTTTCCTTTCAACTTGTCTTCTTCTAGCCACTGTGTACCTCCTAGTAGTTCCAACGGATGTGACCAGGTCTCAGGTCAACGTGTACAAAACCTTTCTTAGCTCCGTACCCAAGTGCCTTGTCTCCCCAGAATTTATCGAGCCACTTCTGGAACTCGTGAATGTTACCACCAATCGGGTAGATGTCAGCAGCAGACCCGTTAAGGTGTTGACTATTACGCGCGCCGCCAACTCGTTTGTTAACAAGCAGAGGTCTATACCAGGAGGTTACACCAATTGGCTTACCCCAAGCTTCGCGTACTTTGTCAAGTTCAGCAGCAAGTCGTTTAGCATTGGCTTGATGCGTAGGGTGGTACACAATACGGTCTTTAGAATTGTGACTAACTTCCCCTACAGTAAAGTGCTTACTGATTTTTGAATTGAAGTTACCAAAGTCTGCACCGGAGGGTGGAGCCGTCAGTAACGCCCAGGACTCCGCACCAATTGTAGCAGGCAACTTCATGTGTACAGAAGATTTCCACTTAGCAAACGCATCAGCGGTACTCTTCCCGTAAATACCGTCTACCCAAGTAAAGAACCCTTTGGCTGTAAGGTTTTTCTGTACAACCATCAGGTCTTCTTTGGACAAGTCTTTTAATAACGTATCTTTCGTAACCATAATTACCTCAAGGGGGCTGTTAACCCCCACTAGATTATTCAGCAGTAGACAACACAGCAGTTCCGCCGGCGGGTAACAACGGAATGTTCGGCTCGTAGATACAAGTCATTTCTGTATACGCAACACAAGCAACAGAGGTCGCGTCTGGAGTACCGACTACTTCAAGTTTAATCTCAAATGCTTGTACAGTCGTGTTGGCGACAATACTAATCGTAGCAATGGCTTCAGTCTGGGGAGTTGCCGGGTCAATAACAACCGTAACGTTACCGCTCGTGTCACGGAAGACAAGGGCGTTAAACTGAATATGCTCAATAGTAGACGTGCTGTATGCGTCAGTAATGTTGCTGACTACAGCTAACCCCTGTAAACCGATAACAGTTTGTTCCGGTAAATAGAAGCCTTGAGAACCGTCTGCACGTTTCAGATACAAAACAGCGGCAGGGCTGTCGTCAATACTGCCCCGTGCTTTCCATGTTTCTTTAATCACACTTTGCGTTTTGCAAATTTGTGCGTCAAAAGTTTTACGTGTCGTACCGTAAGTCATAACTAAAATCCTCCTAATAGTGAGTACCCACGAGAAAGTCCCAATGGGTCAAAAGTCTGTTGCGTATCCTCTTCGGGTCTACGTAGAGTCCCTAGGGTACGCTCTGCTGGCTTACCTAAAGTTGTAGCAGCAAGACTCATCAGTCTGTTCTGCCTGTCTACAAAGCTTCGTTGTGCATTCTGTTCTTGAAGTGCTTGACCTTCAGCAACTCGTGTAGAACGAAGTCTGTTAGCCGTCTCATTGTACAGATTCTCTAGTCGAGTAGTAGCTGTCCCTGCTTCTCCTACCACACCGCTTAGGGTATTAGTAGCGTTACTGAGTAGTCCGGCTTGTCTTGATGCCTCACTACCAATACGACCTGTTCTGACAGCGTCTAAATCTCCATACATAGAATAAAGAGTGTTCTGAGCGTTACCGTAAGTGCTTAGTAAACCCTGGGCAGCCGGGTTGAACTTAGAAGCAATTCCTTGCCAAACTCCCATCTGCTGTTCACCGGCTCTTGCGCCGGCAGTGTCCCCACTTAGCATACCGAGTTCTGTAGCTTTCTGCTGGTACGAACTTTGCATGGAGCCGAACTCATTTTGTACACCCTGAATATCAGGAGCGCGCAGCCCAAACAGACCCATGACTTTCTCTTTACCAGTAGAACCGGTTTGAGCGTTAATGTCTCCTAGCCCTTTGTATGCCTGGTAGACTTGCCCAAGAGTGTCTAACTTGTTACGGACTTCCTGGTCATACTGAGACAGGTTCTGTCCGAATAGACTTCGTTGTTGTAAGGCGTTACCTTGTGCAGAAGCAAAGTCTCCGCCCTGACTGCTCAGACTATTCTTGTACGCATCGAATCCCTCGGTTGTCATCCGTGCAGCGTTGATAGCCGCTGTCGGGTCGTAACCACTCAGTAAGTTACCGGCATTGTATTCGGCACTTCCAAGTTGTTGTTCAAGGAATTGTCTGTACCCACTGGCTTGACTCTGCTCGCCCGCGTACTTGTCAGCGTCACGGTTGCTTAAGTCATACTGACCAATGAAGTTACCCCAGTCGGAGGCTTGTCTAAGTTTCTCCTGTGATGCTCGTAGTTGTTCTTGTACACCAGAAGAATTGTAAGCGTTACCAATGGAAGACTGTAGTTGACTTAACTGACTTTGGTGTTGACTCTGTAACTGAGACACCTTGGAGTTATATTGGTTGAGTAAGTCTTGTGTCATTCCGCCGGCAGCAGACTGCATTTCTGTACGCCACTTCTCTAATTCACCCATTTGTCTCTGGATGTCTTTGTTAATGAAGTCAGCTCGTTTGTTACCGTAGTCTTGGTACACGTTAGCAGCCCAGTTCTGAGCATCCCTCAGTTGACGTTGCCAAAACTCAGGAGCGTTAGCACGAATCCATTCCTCGTTACGACCTAAGCCTTTAGCAGACCAGAATTTACCGACGAGTCCTGCGTCTGCCCCACTTAAGTTGTTTGCTCCGAGTTCACTAGCGGAACTGTACATACTGATAGGGTCACTACCATACTGGGCAGCAGCGAACAGTAGCCGGTCATCCCACGTGTTCTTGTCGTATGTAGCCATGATTACTTACCTCCAAAAAGAGAACTTGCTTTAGAGGCATATTTAGAACCGATGTCACTTGTTTGCTGGTAGTAGTCAGCGTCAATAGGAACCTGGTTAGACATACTGAGGTTACGGTCTTTCAGGTACTCACCAAGTAATGAGACACCAATGCGTGTTCTGTTTAACGCTTCTTGACCAAGTAGAGAAGAGACTCTACTGCTTGTGTATGCTTGACCCTGTGCTTTGTTAAGGAGGTCTAGTCCCTGCATAGACGCTTTGGCTTGTTGTTCACTCGCGTCATAGCTGACTACCCTCGGTTTAGATGGTGCGCCCATGGGTTATACTCCTTTAACTTTTTTGGCTTCTCGTGCTTTGGCAAGTCCTTCACGTACTTTACGCGCGTGTTGTTGTTGCCTACGAATTTCTTCCATGCGGTCTGCACGGTTAACGTAACGCTTTTCGGCGTACTCCTTCAATTCGTCAAAACTAATTTTATGTTTAATCATTGACTCGTGCAAGTCCCGTAGGTAACGGTCTCGTACAAGTTGCTCATGTCTGTTGTTCATACGGGTCTCCCTAAAATGACTACTCAGATGTAGCTACATGAAAAAGCCCCTTTCGGGGCAGGTGTTTACTTCTTGTCTAGTAGAGCTTTTACTTCAGCTAGCTGTTCTCGTATTACTTTAAGTGCGTGCCGTTCATAAGGAGTCATAGTCAGACATTCAATTAAAGTTTGCTTTACATTAGTGTTACTTATCATGTTCGGTTTTCCTCTGGGCTATTGTACAATAGTGTAGCACCTGGTCATATTTGACCTCTTGACGAACGTAGCTAGACTCGTATGAGTCTACCGAACAGCGTGAGGGAGACGACGAGAAGAGTCACGAACAAAGTGAGTGGCTCGAAAGTGTAGAGAGTCGTAGGTAGCCGTAAGGCTAAACCGGAGACGAACGAAACGACTCGACAAGCTAAAAGGGACGGACTATACCTGATTACAAATTTAGACACGTCAAATACAGGTTATCATATCTCCTAATTTTTTGTACAGAAGATAGAAGAGTTAGGTAGATGAAAGCATTGATATAAGCCAGTTACACTGTTGTCGGTACGAGTCACCACCTCCGCTTTTGGGGGCTCCGGTGGCTCTTTGTTTTTTGTACCGAGAGTTAAGGTGGACACGCTCTCGATGTTCGCGTGTCTTAAGAACTCGCTGGTCTCACGGTGTTCGACACAGCTCGTGTACAATGGGACTTGAGTGACGGAGATATGATAACGCTTGACCTGTATGGGTTGTGGCATTTCCAGGACAAATTTATGTGTACATGATGTAATAACAACTACAGACGAGTTCCCCCCATTGACATGTGTGTGGTTCTGTGTGAGTGTGTTGGTTGTGTGTGCGTGCTTTGACCATTGTACCAACAGCCTAGTAACCTGTATCTCACCTAGGTGCATATCTAGATTCGTGCGCGTGTTATATATACGCGCGTGTGTGTGCGTGTCGTGGGCATGTATAGACTCGCGTGTGTGCGCGTCGTGTACGTGTGCGCGTTATTCCTTAGTGTGAGTGTAGTGCGTACATC